TAAGTTCGAGTATTCTCTTGAAGCATCTCTTTATGACCAGGGAATCGAATCACTGCTTGACTTCCTCGGCAATACCGCTGGGGCAGTAAATATGGATAAGGTGACCGACGGGATGAACACCGTGGATAAAAAAGAAGCTGTTGGAGCTATTATGAACAAGCTTAAGAGCACTATTACGAATATCCCGCGAACCGCCATCACCTTATTTTATATGGGACTACTTGAGCATCATGGAGAAGATGGAGATGGTACTGTCACATCATTCGGAGATGCGAAGCGTCTTGCTAAACAGTATTACATCGATCACGCAGAAGATGGAACCGATACACCTGTTGATTTAATCAATCTCTGCCTTGAGCAAATGGGTGAAGATGGTTTTTTCAAACGGACGGGTCTGGAAAAAGTATTCAGCGGGGCACAGAAAACGGAAGAATCCAGCGCAACACCGAATCGGGCCCAGAGACGAGCAAACAAAAAAGCTTCCGGGAAGTAATTTTAAATGAACTTCTCCCAGAAGCATTGAAATGTGGAATTACCTATAAGGAATTCATACATATGACTCCTAAAATTGTTCGGTCCACGATTGAGGGATTTTGGGATCGCAGAAAAAATGATTGGGAACGAGCAGAATATCAGGCATGGGTGACAGGGTACTACACAATGTACTCGGTCGGAGTAAATTTTTCAACTAAGATTAAATATCCGAAGAATCCTATGAAAACGGAAGAACCGATAGATGTTGAATCAATGGACGAAAATGAGCTTGCGGACCGCCATGAAAAGATGCTGTTGCAGCTCGATCTCATGGCAAAAAATGCAATGAAAGGGCGGCAGGGATAAAACCTTGTCGCCCCTTTTTTATTAGGGAATGGAGGATGCGATGGCTGATAATACAATTGACAGCTTAAATTTGGAAATATCAGCGGATACCAGTAAAGCTGAAAAGGCTCTCGGAAAGTTAGCGACCACCATTGCGAATCTGGCAACATCACTTAACGGGGTAAATGTCACAAAGTTCTCGAATCTGTCAGCCGGAATACGGCAAATGACATCTGCCATGAGCGTATTCTCAGCTACCACAAAAACGGCTGACTTCACGAGAATTGCAAATGGATTAGGGAAGATTTCCAGTGTCGATGTTCAGGGCGTTACGGCTGCGGCAAATGCGATTAAAACATTGGCGACAAGCATTTCAGGGATGAGTTCTCTTGTATTTGATTCCCAGGGAATAGCAAATATTGCAAATGCGATAGCCCAGCTCGGAAGAAAAACAGTAACCCAGGCAAAAGAGAATATCCCGGCACTCACATCAGCACTGCAAAATCTTGCGGCAGGGCTTGCGAAAATTGACTTTGGTGGATTTGATTACTCAGCGCTTGAACAACTTACTGGGTCGATAAGTAAACTCGGAGGAGCGGCAGCTGGTAGAGCAGCACAGGGGAATATCGTTGCTCTGGGAAGTGCCTTAAAACAGATGATGCAGACGCTGTCTACAGCGCCGAAAGTCAGTGCGAACCTCATTCAGATGACCCAGGCATTGGCACAACTGGCATCTACCGGCGGAAGGGCCGGAACGGCGACCAAATCGCTGATATCGAATTTTAGCCTTTTACCAAAGACTACATCAAAAGCAAAAGGAAGTTTCAGCGGATTGGCGGGTGCCATCGGAAAATTCTATGCCACATACTGGCTTGCAATTCGGGCGCTTGGACAATTTAAGAAATCCATCGATCTTTCCAGTGACTTGACCGAGGTACAGAACGTTGTTGATGTGACCTTCGGAAAAATGGCGGACAAGGTAGATGAACTGGCAAGCCATTCCATTAAGGATTTCGGCATGTCAGAGCTGACCGTGAAACAGGTTGCAGGACGTTTCCAGGCGATGGGAACAGCAATGGGAATCTCTCAGGAAAAGATGTCCGACATGTCCCTTGAGCTGACGAAGCTTACCGGAGATATGGCATCATTCTACAACGTGGAGCAGAATGATGTTGCAAAAAGCTTACAGTCCGTGTTTACCGGTGAGACAGAGCCTCTAAGAAAGTATGGCTTGGATCTAACCAACGCTACTTTGAAAGAGTGGGCGATGAAACAAGGCATAGACGCTAACATTACGTCGATGTCTCAAGCACAGAAGACAATGCTGCGGTATGCGTATGTAATGTCGAACACCACAGCAGCACAAAATGACTTCGCCAGAACAAGCGGTAGAATGTGTGCCGCCTAACACAGTGATGTGTTATGAAAAAATCGGTTAAAATCGGTGAAGACTAAGTTGACTTATATATGTTAAAAGAGATATAATATGTTTGAGGTGATTTAGTGCGAACGTATTATATTTATAAAGCCACAAATAAAGTTAATGGGAAAGCGTATGTAGGGCAGACTAATAATTGGAGATCTCGCATATGGCAACATATGAGATGTTATGAAAAGGAAGATTGTTTGTTCCACGATGCAATTAAAGAATATGGGATTGATAATTTCGAATGGGAATTGTTGGAAACTTGCAATAATAGAAAACAGGCGCTTGAATTAGAAAAACATTATATCGAATTGTATGATACCTATAGAAATGGATATAATGAAAATAAAGGTGGAGTTGGAGGACACAATGCAAGACCTGTTGTATGCCTGGATAAAGATGGAAATTTTGTAAAACGTTATGACAGTGCGATGGATGCAGAACATCAAGATGGATTTACTAATTCAACGGTTTTGCTATGCTGTAAGAATTTAGCACTAACGTGTAAAAACCATTTAT